AAAATGGCAAAGAATGTCTACATAGAAGCTAAAGGTAAACTTGATTTAGCTACTAGACAAAAGATGGTTTGGTTTAAAGAATGTAATCCTGAAGTCACCATAATATTCTTGTTTATGAATCCAGACAACAAGATAACCAAACGTAGTAAAACAACATACTGGCAATGGGCTGAGAAAGAAGGGTTCATGTGGCTAGACTTTAGAAAGGATTGGATAAATGATTATAAAAAACTTAGTAGAGAATGAAGATGGTAGTGTTGACTTTGATTTTAAAGTTGATAAAAATGAAAATGAATTTTTGATAAACTATGCAGTTAAAGCTTTAATGAGAGAAGGTATAATTAAAGCTACTGATGATGAAATGAATGAAGCTGAAATGAATATTAAACTTAAGGAGACATTACAATGAAGCATTTAGTAATCCCTGATACTCAAGTAAAGCCAGGCATTAGCCTGGACTACTTGCGTTGGATAGGACAGTATGCTGCTGAAAAACAACCAGATGTAATTGTACAAATAGGTGACTTTGCAGATATGCCTAGCCTTTCTTCATATGATACAGGTAAGAAATCATTTGAGGGTAGAACATACAAAGCTGATATACGTGCTGCGTTAAAAGGAATGGAAATACTACTCGAACCGATCAAACGTTTAAATAAAAAACTAGCAAGATCTAAAAAGAAACTTTACAAACCTAAGATGGTACTTACATTAGGTAACCATGAAGATAGAATTACTAGGGCAGTTGAGTATGATAGAAAACTAGAAGGTCTTGTAGACTTAGGAGATTTAAAATATGAAGAAGCTGGCTGGGATGTTGTTCCTTATTTGGACGTTGTTAGTATCAACGGCATTGCTTACTCTCACTATTTTGCTTCTGGTGTCATGGGTAGACCGATTACTTCAGCTAATGCTCTCTTAACTAAGAAACACATGTCTTGCTTTGCAGGTCATCAACAAGGTAGACAAATAGCTTATGGTAGAAGAGCTGATGGAACAGAAATGACAGCTATTATAGCAGGAAGTGCTTATGTACATGAAGAAGATTATCTATCGCATCAAACTAATCAACATTGGAGAGGAATTTATATGCTTCATGATGTTAAAGATGGTAGTTTTGATGAAATGGCAGTATCAATGAAATACTTAAAAGAAAAATTTGCTTGACTTTTTATAAAGGATATGGTATAATATGGATAAAGCTAGTAAAAAACAAATAGGTGGGTCTCATTACAAAGATTATAAGATTCAACCTATAGAGTTTATACATAAAAATAACATACCTTTTATAGAAGGATGTATTATTAAGTATATTGTTAGATGGAAAGATAAAGGTGGTATTCAAGACCTAAATAAATGTATACACTACTTAGAATTACTAAAAGAACTACATAAGGACACTAATAATGATTCATTACGTAATGGTAATTAGTATTATGCTCACTCCTGTAGGTCCAAGTGATTGGAAATACATAGGACACTTTGTTAATTGTACTCAAGCCCATCAACATATGAAGTTACATTATCCTGAAGCAACAGGATCACGGTGTTTACTGGAAGAATACATTCATTTACCGGATGATATCGAATATCAGTACCACATTTAATTGGAAAGGTCGGTCATACATTGCTAACTTTTGAAGAAATACTAAACGAGCTTAAAAGAGTCGAAGAAACTACTCTTATTGAAATGCTAAATGTTACATCAGACGAAATTGTTGAGCATTTTAGAGATAAAATAGAGGAAAATATTGATTATTTTAAAGATTTTGCAAACGAAAATATAGAGGAAATGCACGATTATGAGTAATTTACCCTCCGTCTATCAAGACGTGATAGGATTATCAAGATACGCAAGGTATCTACCAAAAGAAAATAGAAGAGAAAATTGGACAGAAACAGTAGATAGACTAATGTCTTATCTTAAAACAAAAGCCCCTAATCTTAAAGAACATAAAGAAATCAGACAAGCAGTTCTAAATCTAGATGTAATGCCATCTATGAGATTACTTATGTCTGCAGGAGAAGCTTGTGAACGTGATAATATAGCTGCGTTTAATTGTAGTTATCTAGCTGTAAACAATAAAAGATCCTTTTCAGAAGCTTTATACATTCTTATGAATGGTACGGGTGTAGGATTTAGTTGTGAACGTCAAGAGATTAACAAGTTACCATCAATACCTCCAGAGTTAGTTAAATGTGATGATGTTATTGTTGTTGGTGATAGTAAGTTAGGTTGGGCTAAAGCATTTAAAAAGTTATTGTCTAGTTTATGGGAAGGTGATATACCTACAATAGACTATTCTCAGGTTAGACCAGCAGGTGCTAGACTTAAAACATTTGGTGGTAGAGCTAGTGGTCCTGAACCTCTTAAAAGATTGTTTGATTTTACATTAGAAGTATTTAAAGAAGCGAAAGGACATAAATTAAATTCAATACAAGTACATGATATTATGTGTATGGTTGGAGAAATTGTCGTAGTTGGTGGTGTTAGACGATCAGCTCTTATTTCATTATCTAATCTTACAGATAAACGTATGAGAGAAGCTAAAACAGGAGCATGGTATAATGACAATCCACATAGAGGTCTTGCAAACAACAGCGTTGCCTACACCGAGCACCCCGATAGTGAAACTTTCATGGAAGAATGGCTCTCTTTGGTTAAATCTAAGTCAGGTGAACGAGGAATGTTTAATCGTATCGCTGCTCAAAATCAAGCAAATAAGTGGGGAAGACGAGATAAGTCTCTTAGCTATGGGACAAACCCATGCTCAGAAATTATACTCCGTGATAAACAATTCTGTAACCTTACAGAAGTGGTTGTCAGAGAAAACGATACCGAAGCTACCCTTACTAAAAAGGTTAAACTTGCTACAATACTGGGTACAATTCAATCCACATTAACAAACTTTAAGTTTTTATCTCATGAATGGAAAGATAATACAGAAGAAGAAAGATTATTAGGAGTTTCATTAACAGGTATTATGGATGCACCTATAACAAGTAATCCAGATCCTAAAATGTTAGAGAGGTTACGAGATGTTGCAAGAAAAACAAATCACAAATATTCAGACGAACTTGAAATCCCACGATCAGCAAGTATTACGTGTGTTAAGCCTTCTGGGACTGTCTCTCAGCTTGTTGACAGTGCTAGCGGTATACATGCTCGTCATAACGACTATTACATAAGAACTATCCGTATGGATAAAAAAGATCCTATCTATGACTTCCTTAAAAATAAAGGAGTAAAAGTAGAGGATGAAGCCTTTAGACCTGATTCAACTGCAGTTTTTAGTTTTCCTATGAAAGCACCTAAAGGAGCTATTTTAAGAAACGATAAAACAGCATTAGAGCAGTTAGAATTATGGCTAATATATCAACGTCATTGGTGTGAACATAAACCTTCAGTTACTATATCTGTTAAAGATAAAGAATGGGTAGAAGTAGGTGCATGGGTATGGGATCACTTTGATGAAATTAGTGGTGTATCTTTTCTACCACATTCAGATCATACCTATCAACAAGCTCCATATCAAGATTGTACCAAGAAAGAATATGAAGCTTTATATAAGAAAACACCTAAAAGTATAGACTGGTCAGAATTTGTAGAAATAGATGATAATACAGTAGGTGCTCAAACATTAGCATGTACTGGAGGAAGCTGTGAAATATGACAATCTCAATAGGACCTATCTGTGGAGTTCAAGTAGGTGTTGAACTTACAGAAGGACAAGTAGAAGGAAGGCATATAGGTTATTTTTTAATAGATGTTTTTATATTAAGAATACAATGTGCCTGGTTTATTAAAAATGGGTGATGGTGGAAAAGGAAGTGCACCCAGACCTATTCCTAATAGAAAATCTTTTGATGAAAACTGGGAAAGAATCTTTAATAGTAAACCTAATGCTACACAATTTGGAGAATTAAACATGGGAAACCGAAATAAGCCTAAAAGAGAGGCTAAAAAGCCTAAAAAACAACGAAATCCTTTATAACACTATTTTAAGAGCTATAGTAAGCTTTTCACTATATTTGATACTAAAGTATCAGTTAAGTAGTAAAGAGCTTACTAGAAGCTATAATAATCGCTGTTTTCCCAGTAGTCCTCAAAATAACTTTCTAATGCAGGTAAATCACCTCTTTCTAAAATTTGATTTAAATTTTTAGTATCCTGTGCAGCTTGTCTTTGAGCTTGCTTAAAAGTTTGTCTTCTTGTTTTAATTTTAGCGTCTACTTGTCTACCAATAACTTTATCTAAATCAAAATCTTCATAATCATCTTGAGCATTTATAACAGTATTTGCTTGTGGTATAGCTGTTAATAATTTATTACCTATATCTTTAGCAAATTGTTTTTTAGAACCTGATCCTAATAAGTCATTTACATTATATATTTCTTGACCATTATAAATAGTTTCATTCATCAGCATTTCATACATTAATAAGAAAGCAGGATTAATAGTTAATAGTACTTGTCTCATTTGATGTATATCTTTTTGTTGTGAAGATACTCCAGCAGCTGTTTCTAAAATATGTAAAATACCTGCTCGTCTAGCTTTTACTTCATCACCATCAAAGATTTCTTCATATAAAGCATCAAGTAATGGGTAAAATATAAACCATGCACTAGCTAATGCCATACCAGAATCTAAACCATCTACAAATTGTTTTCCTTTAGTTCTACCTAAACTAATATTTTCGTATCCTAAAATATTTTTAGTTACTTGTCCAGGCTTACCTAATTTAGATAATACTGGATCTAATCCAGCTGTCATATCTTTAAATGTATTTAATCCAGAAGATAGCATACCATGTTTATAACGAGCAAAAATTACTATTGAAGGATTAGCTAAAAATTGAGAAACCTTTCTAGTAACTCTATAACCCATTAAAGCTTCAGGACCTACTGTTACAGGTAGTCTATAAGTAGGCATATGTAGTTCTACTAATCTAGCAGCAGTATCCATATCTACTTTATTTGTTCTCATTTTTTGTTTTACTAAAGCCATATACATTATATCTCTAGTAGTCCACATTGAGTATTGTGCAAAGTTAGATATAGCAGCATAACCTTCTGAACCTTTATAAGCAGCTTTTGTAAATTTATCATACCATTTACGAGTAGTTTTATCACCTAATAATTTTTCAGTAGATTGTTGTAGTATTTTATCTAGACCTCTAGAATTAATTACATTGACACTCATTTGAGATCTACCATCTCTAAGTAATTGTACGTATTCAGGAGTACGATTAAGAACAGCATCCATTGCCCAAGCTTGATCTTTAGAATATGCTTTAAGTTGTTTAGGATTCCAAGTACCCAATAAACCTTTTGTAGAGTAAAAGTGAATAAGCTCGTTGTGCATGTGAGGAATAGGGTTAAGCATCATATTTTTAACTATAGCATCAGATACTTTACTTGCCATTGTTTTTTGATAAGGTCTAAAAGCATCTTCTAAAACACCTGCAACTCTTTTAGAAAACTTCATACCTTTTAACTTACCTAATCCTGCATCTGTTAAATCAATATTAATTTCTTTTGTTAATTGTTTAGTACTTACATCTCTATTATCATTAGCACGATACTCTGCAGAAGTCTTTGCAACATTTTTAGTAGGTTTTAACGGATCATATGCTGCACTTATACCTTTTTCTACAGCTGCAGCTATTGCCATATTTCTTTTACCAAAAGCACTTTTAGCAACATTTTCAGAAAATATAAGTTCTCTAGCTAATTGTCTTTTTTCATTTACAGATTGTACAAGAGCAGTTAAAGGATCTTTAATAACTTCTCTCGTATATATATTTTCAAACTCAGCTCTCTTAACTTCACGTACTTTAAGGTCTCCTTTAATTTTAAGTTTATTCCTTAATTGAACTGGAATAGAATTAGCTGGAATAACTTCACCATTTCTTTTTAATCCTGCACCATCATTAAAATCTTTTGTAGCTTTTGTTAAAAAATGTGCTAGTAATGCTTGAGGAGTAGTATCTACAGCTGGTCTAGCTGTATATTTCTTTCCTTTTATAGAACGTCCATTTACAATAACCATTGGAAAACCTTCTTTACCTGTTTTAGGATTTATTACGCCTTCTTGTACACCCTCAGCTAAAGTAATATATACAGTTTTACCACCATTTTCTAAAGCAAAGTATTTTCTATCTGATGTAGCAACAACTTCTCTAGGACCTCTATCTCCTAAATTAATCTTAAATCTATCTCCAAAAAGATTTTGAGCTATAGTAGGTTTGTTGTCAACAAATCTTCTTGGAAAAAATACTTGTTGTACAGGTATATCTTTAGATATTAAATCATATTTTTGAAGAAGTTTAGTAAGGACTCTATCTTCTTTCATAACAGCTTCAAGAGTACTTTTTAATTGTAATTGTTCTTTGTTTAATACTATATTTTTAGTACCTTCCATAAAATCAACTACATCATTATATTCTTTAATAGTTTTTTGATTCATTGTACGTTGTTTTTCAAAACCATTCTTTTTACCAAACATGTTTTGCATTCTTACAGCCATGTCTAGTCCAGTAGTTTGATCTACTTTTCTTGCTAAGTTTGCTACATAATGAGTAAGTTCTTCAAATTTAGTAAAGTCTTCTTTAATATTTTCTAATTTTCTAGACTCTGTTTTAATTTTACCTGTAGGAGATAAAATACTACCTACACCATCTGTTTGAAATTCAGCTAAATCTTTTAAAGTAAACTCTTTAAAATCTGGTTTAAATGCTGTACGAGCTCCTCTAAATATACCGTACTCATTTGCATTAAACGTTTCTCTTGCTTGTTTTACTAAAGTTTCTAAATCTTGAACTTTTTGATAATTTTTACCAACTTGTACAGGTTCTTCTTTAGCTTTTTCTAACTCTCTTTCTAGTTTAGATATAGTATCTTGTGCTTTTAGTTTATCTGATTTAGTTATAACACCACCTAACATATCTCCATAAACAAGTTTTACTGCATCTGTATATCCAATTCTACTTTTAGTACCCTGAACTGTTTTAGCAAACTTAGGTCCTACAGCTAAAGAAGCTGCTTCAGCTATTGTTTGTGCATTTTCTTTAGGTACTCCAAGTAATTCAAGTCCTTGTGCTCCTTTATTTATAATAATTCCAAAAGCTTTTACAAAGTTACCTAAAATAGTTTCATTCATAATAGTTTCTTCAGAAGGTATAATATTACTTTTTTCAATAGTATCTTCTAAATTTTTAATAACATTTAAAACTTCTTTTTGATCAGAACTTTCTGGAAGATTAGCATCTAAAACATATTTAATAAATTTATCTCCTAAAACTCCTTTTTCAAGATACTCTTCAGCAGTTTTATCTGATTTCATTTTTGCAATTTTAGAAGCTACTTCCCAAGTCATACCTTTATCTTTTAAATTTTTTACATCTATAAACTCTTGTTTAAGAACATCAGGAACTTCTTTATTAGCTTTTTGTAGTGCATTTATTTTAGCATAGGTATTATCTAGTTCTTTACTAGCAAGTTTTTGTAAATTTTCTTTTTCATCAGGATTAGTAAGAAGGTCATATGTATTATAAGTATTGTTAACTATACCACCTAAAAATTCAGGAGCATTAGCTACAAGATTTACAGTCATCATTCCTTCATAGAATGGCTGAGCAAGAACCCTAGCAGCAGGTCCAACATATGGAATGTTTTCAACACCTGCTTCATTAGGATCTGTAGGAGTAGAAGGAAGACTTTCATATTCTTTAATTAAATTAGCGGTTTTTTCAGCAAGCTCTACATTACCGCTTTCATAAGACTCTATGAAAACTTCTTTTAATTGATTTACTTTACTCATTTCTTTGTTTTAGATTTTTCAAACTCTGTTAAAATATCACTAAATTTAGTATCTAAATCTGAACTTTTTTGTTCAGTATTTTTTAATGTTATTTCATCATCCATTATAAAATTCATATCAATATTATATTTACCAATAACTGCTTTAGTAACTGGATCTAGAAGTTCTACCATAGACATCTTATTATCTTCTTTTCTATATTCTTCTAACACGTTAGTTTTAATTTCTTCTTCTAGCATAATTCTTTTATCTTGGTCTAAATCAGCAAGCCCTAGACTATTCATTATTCTTTGTAATCTTAGACTACCAGAACCTAAAGGTTTAAAAAGTCTGTCAAAATCTTGATTTGCCCTAGTCTTTACTTGTTCTGCGTTTTTATCCCTTGCTTGTTCAACTTTTATTAATTGTAATTCATTTGCAAGATCTTTAGCAGATTGAGTATTTTCAACAGCTTTTCTAGCTGTTACTTGTTGATTCATTAATTCTTGAAGACCTAACATACCTCTAGCAGATACACCTGATTTACCAGCATTTTGCATTAGAACAGTATATAATTTAGTAGGGTCTGCCATTTCTTCTGGAGTTAACATACTTTGAGTATCTGTCATTGCTTTTTCAAGAGCAGTTTTTTCTTTTAAAAGAGGATCTTCAGAACCAAATACTCCTCCTGGACCTACAGTAGCATCTGTAAGACCACTAGTAGCAGCAACAAGAGCACCATAGCCTTTAGGTGCTAATGCTCCAAGATTTAAGTTTCTTTTTTGATTTATAAGTTCACGAGCTTGTATTCGTTCATCTAAATTAAATATTTTTTCTACTGTAAGTGCCATAGTTATTCCTTTATATTAACCGTAATATGATCCCGGTATTGCGTTAGTAGTCCCACTAGAATAATCAGTAGGTTTTCCTAATAGATTACTAAAAAATCCTCCTTTACCCATACCTGATTTAAAACCTTGAGTTAAAAAATCCATTCCCATAGCTGAATTAGCTAATGAAGCAGCAAGTGGCATTTGAGCTGCATTTGAGTAACCTTGTGCCATAGCCATTCTACCTGGTTGAGCTGCTTGTCCAAATGACATACCTAACATCATAGGTTGTTGACCTTGTAATTCAACTCCAGATCCATATCCAAACATTTGATTCATATAATTATAAGGATCTGATTGAATAGCATTAGCTACTGGAAATAAACCTATAGAACGATTTATATCTTGTATATTTTCATTACGTGCTCTATCCATAGCTTCAAAAGCAATTCGTTCATCTTGTCTATCTTTAGAAGTTAAATAAGCCATACGATCTGGATTAGCATAACCTCCAGTTCCTGTTGCCATAGCTAAACCATCTCTTCCTGTATTAAATAAATTATTAGCTAAACCTGTTTGTTCAGCAATACGAGAAGGTTCTAATATACCAAGAGCTCTTCTATAGTAGTCTCCTGCTAACTCATCTGTATCTCTACTTGTAGCAGAATCAAATAAACCCCTACCATAGTCTCTAAGTTTAGAAGCATCTAAAGAAGCTGTTTTAGTAGCATCACTAAAATAATCAGCTCCCTCAAAAAAACTATCTCTAATTTTAGCTAGTTCTGGAGATAATGTATATTTTGCTGTATCTTCACCAAACTCAACATCACTAAAAATAGACCCTTCTATATCAAAAGGTTTAAATTCAGCTAATTTAGCTGCAGCTTTTGTTTCTGCTGCTGCTTTTTTAGCTGCTTTAGTAGATCCTGTAATTGCTCCAAATATATCGCCTAACACTTTATTCTCCTTAAGATTTCATTATATATGCTAATGCATAGTATGGGGGTAAATTCGCATTAGTAGCAGATGAACCTTCTGTAGAGTTTGCTACTGTAATTCCTGTTGTTGCTGTACTTGTAGTTCCTGTAGTTGTATTCTGAACTTCTGACTCTCCAGAACCACCTCCATCTTCATTTACAGGTTTTGTAAAAGTATGGTTATGTCCAGGGTCAGTAACTGTTGCTGTGTGAGTATGGCTAGGTAATGTAGCATCAGCACTACCTCCTGTTGCATCTACTGAATATGTAGACCCAGCACCTACTACAAATCTATTTCTTAAATCAGGAGTACTACTAGTACCATCACAGATTAGCCAACCTGTTGGTATAGCAGAAGTAGCCCCAGACCATAATACAATTGTACCTGCTGGTATAGCATTTGCTACTGCGGTAGTTACATATGCTGTTGTAGCTACTTGAGTAGAATTAGTAGCTGCTGCTGCAGTAGGTGCAGCTGGTGTTCCTGTTAATGTAGGAGAAGCTGTATTTGCTTTTGTTGCTACTGCTGTAACTAAATTATTAAATTCAGTATCAAATTCAGATCCTCTAATAATCTTATTAGTATCAGAGTCAGGTAATGAGTCCTTTGCTAAAAAGTTTGTTGTTTTTGTATAATCAGTCATTATGAATTTTTCCCTGTTTTTAAGAATAAATCTATTTTTTGTACACTTACTGAATCATCATCAATCGTAGCATTAATTGTAAATGCAAACGTTTCTCCAGATCCTCCTAATGGAACTTTTATTTCTTGTACTCCAATACCTACTGAAGAGTATTTACTAACTGCATATAAAGAAGTAGACGTTCCAAATTTTGTATAGTCTCCATCACCTAAATCTCTAGCTAATACAATAGTTCTAGGATTTAAAGTATAGTCATAACCATAACCAAAAACAAAATCTTGTTCCCCAGAACCTATTACTAGTAACTTAGCTTTTTTTAAAAACTTTTTGACTACTCCTCCACCAACGTCAGAAAATGGAGATTTATAAGCAAGTTCATAACTTTGTTGATTATCTTTATATCCTGTGTATTCTCCTATACCATTAGGAACTCCAACATATAATTTTCTATTTGACGTAGATAAATATGTTTTAAAAACATCACCATTATCTATACTCCAAGTAGTAATTCTAGCACTTCCATTTGGAAGCTCTGTCCTTAAATCTACATAAATCATAAGTTTAGATGAAGGAAATGTTAAAATATAAAAAGCCTCTCGTTCAAAGTAAGCTGCTTTTATTGCATTTAAATTTGGTTCTAATGCTAAGTAGTCAACCACGTCATCTCTAATATTTAAAGATAGTTCTCTCATAGGTAAAGATTTCTCTTGTACTGTTCGTCGTAAAGATCTAATACCAGACTGTGATAAGAAAATTAAATCAGTACCAGTAGCTTGAATAGAATCTCTAGAAACACAACCAACACCTACTATAGTATCTACTAATGAAATATTAGGAGGATCTCCAGCATTTTGATATATTACAATGTTATTTTTACAAAATATTACTAGAAATCCATTGTGATTAGCTAACCCTACAATTTCATCTTTATTACCTACTACTGAACTTATGTCTAATACACCTGCACTACCTGTAGTAAAATTAGTTGGATCTAATAGATCACTAAAAAATAAAGTATGTTTATTAACTGAAACACCTGCAGTCCATATTCTACCATAAGCAGATATAGCACAATCTGGATCAAAAGAACTAATTCCAGTAGGAGCTGTACCATGTCCAGCAGTACCTACTTTTTGAAATATATAAGCACCAGTATCACTAACTCTTCTTCTAACTAATAACTCATTACCATTTTGTGCAGCAAATGCATAAGTAACTGCTGATGCTCCAGATCCTTTAGGTAATGAACAAAACTGCCATCTGTTACCAGTAAATGTTACTGATACATCTGTAGTTTGATCAGCAGCTTTAATACTTTGAGGAACTAATGTAGTAGTACCATTAAATAATTTTCCATCTCCTGCTGATAATATTTCTGTACTTCCTGTGTTATCTGTAAATTCAAACAAAGACTCAATGTAAGTATCTGCAGTTAATGTTCCTCTATCAGTAGTTAATAAAGAATAACCTTTTCGTGCTCCTAATCTACCATACTGATCAATTATACAATTATTAGCTCTAGTAGCATAACCACTATCTAAACCTACTCTAGCATCTTGAGTATTTAAACCTAAAAACCCTGGAGATAGTAAACTAACAGACTGTAAAGGTGCTGCCATTAAACTGCTTTCCAAATAGTTTCATAAGGTTTTTGACCTGCTTCTATTGCAATATAATCTGATAAAAGATTTCTATATCTTATTTCTTGATCTGGGCTACCTCCATCTTCTCCTCTTTCACTAATAGCTCTTGCAAGTGTAGCTTCTATAACTAATTGTGCAGGAATTAAAGGAGTATCTGTAGCTAGTACTAAATCTTTTTGAGGTTGTACAATATTAAATCTAAGTATATATTCTCCATCAGGAACAGGATAAACATCTACTTGACTATCTTCATCTGATGTAACACCGTTAAAAGCATAGTAAGTTGGAGATCCTTTAGCTGGAGACTCAACAAAAGCAAACCTTTCATCCATCCACTCATTAGGACGTAAGTACATAAAGTTTTTAGTAGTTGCATTATATACATCTAAAACTCTAAATCTTGTTGTAGAGTCTTCTAAAATCCAGTTAAAAATTCCATCTACTGTTCTGACAGTTAATGTATTTCTAAGTACTCTCCAATCCCAAGCATGTTCTATTTCTTGTTTTGAAACATTTACAAAATCTGCGATTAATTTAGAGTACTCATTTTCAGCTAAAGTAGAAACTTGTTCTTCCCTTAGTCTTCTTAATACACTATTAACTATTTCTAAATATGTCATTAGTCTGTCCTATTATTATGTACGATACTTTCTTACTTTTTTAGCTACTTTTTTAGGTTGTGCTACATGTTGTTTACCTTTTTTATTACCTTTACGTTTAGCAGCATTAGTTGCTCTTTTTTCTGCAGGGCTTAAAGCATTCCAAGCAGCATCAGGAAGGTATCTTTTTTTACCTTTACTAGGTTTACCATCAGAAGTTCTCCACTTTTGTTTAGTCCATTTAGATAAACTTTTCTGAGATTTAGCTTTAGCCACGATAACCACCACCTTTAGCTTTATATTGTTTAGCTAACATTTGTGCTTTACGTGCTGACCATTGTCCAGGCTTTCCTCCTTTACTACCTGCTTTAATCCTATTAAACAGATTTTTACGCATTGTAGGTTTAGTATAGTTACCTGCTTTATTTACTGTACTTTTCTTTTTTACCATTTTACTTTATCTGCCCAGTATGCAGCTGACATTTTACCTTTAGATATATTTCTACGATGTCTAGCTTTAAATGATTTACGTTTTGCTTTCATTCTTGCAGATTCTCCTGCTTTAGGTTTACCTGCCGTAGAAGCACCTTGTTCTCCAAAGCGTATAGTTTTAACTTTATCACCTTCTTTAGCTACAACTACATGTGATTTTTTAGGATGATTAGGAGTACGTTTAGGTTTATTAAACCCTGATACTCCTGCTCTTGCTAATCTAGAATCTTTAGCCATTATTTTTTTACCTTTGTTTTAGGTTTAGTATGAGTATACCCTTTTCCTTTTAATTCTAAATGTTTTTTCTTTGTAAATACCATTTGTCCTCTACCAGCTTTAGAATACATCATATGAGGTTTCATTTTCTCATTTTTCATTTTAGTATCCTTTACTCATTTTCATTGTTTTCTTTTTCTTCTTTTTTTTCTTTTTGGCTTTTTCTGCTGCCATTTTACCTTTTGCTGTATAAGCGTACTTTTTTCCATTTACCATAGGCATATTAAGTTCTCCTTTTAGTTAAGTTACGTTTTTTCTTTTTAGCTTCTTTACTTAAATTACTTTTAGCAGATACTTTTTTTAAGTTACTTTTTCTATTATCCATTGCATTATCATTCTTATGTGCTGCGTGGCGTTTATCACCTTTCTTAAGACCAAGTTTAGTTCGTGCAGCATTACGAGAAGCTCTCTCTTTAACTCTTTTAGGTTTCTTTTTCTTTTCCCAATTAAGTTCTTTTTTATAGTCTCGTTTCCCTTTACTCATGTAAGGCATTAAACACTACTCCACAACGTTATTATAAATAGTACTGTAGGTGTTATTGGCATAACTGTTAAAAAAGCTAAAAGACTTATAAATGATTTCATTTATTTTCCTTTTGCTAACTGTCCACCAAAATAAAACTCTACTATCATTGTTGCCCATGTAAATATTTCATCAAACTTGTATAGTCCTTTAATTGTTTCAAACTTAGTTTCTCCTCCAATTTCAAAAATACCAAAAAGAAAACTAGTAGGTTCTTCTACAATTTTAACTACTGTATCTATACCTAATACTCCTGCTAAAGGATATACAGCTACTAACGAAAGAATAGCAAACATTAATATTCGTCTATTCCATGCAGCCATTTTACCTTCTGTACTTGCATGCTCCCTTGCTTTTTGGATTGCACCTTCTTTTGCTGCTAAAGCTTGTAACATCATTTGATGTTGTTGGTGAGCTTGCTCTGATTTAATTGCTGTTAGTTTAGCAATAAAACCCAGACCTATTGGAATTAAATGTTGTAATATACTTATCATATTGTTTGAACTAATACTGCTACTACAACAGCTCCAAATCCTGCTAGAGCTCCCCACACTAATTTGTTTAACATAATTTCAATTCGATCTAATCTTTTATGAATTGTATTATATCTTTCTGCACATAACTTTTCATGTGCTTTCATTTCTTCGTGTGGTGTCATTTCCATCCTTTCTCTAGAATATTATGTATTTTACTTTCTATAGCAGGAAGAAGTCTCATTCCACTATACCCTATAAAGAATGCTATTGCTGGTCCTGCTAGCATACCTAAATTAAATATATGTAGTATTGGTGGTATAAAAAATTCAGCAGTTACTACAGCTAGTATTAAAGTAAATCCTAATTCTTGTCTAGCTCTTTTTCTTTCTATTAACCAATGAATATGTCCACCTTTAGGTGTTTTACCTTTTAGTTTCTTTTTATTATAATTAAATAATGCACCAAGTATTGATGCTATTACACAGCATAGTTTACTACCATATTGTGAAATAAAATATTCCATCTATGTAAGACCTAAATCTACTTTTAATTGATTCAAATCTAAGCTACCGTCTATATTTGGTGCTTCAGGTTTTTCTAAATCTTTTGACCAACTTGTACCTACCAAATTTTCTACTTCTGTTTGTTTTTCAGGCTTGTCATCAAGCATTTCTTTTTTGCAATGTGCTTCGCACCAATCTAACCCTACTTTTGATAAAGCATCTTTTAAGTCTTGTTGACTAGCTCCTTCTTCTACTAAATAATGAATACTATAATTAATTTTTTCATGAGAGTCTGGATTTTGTGATTTAGTTTCAGTAGAAGCAAAACTAACTACAATAGCCTGAGTGTCCTTATTATATTCATGAACCTTTGTATATATTGTTGCCATAATTTTTTCCTAAATTAAAATTAACTTACTCCACCTAATCGTGTTCCTGTAGTTGCCCATGTAATACTAGAGTTACCTACTGCATAATTACCTGATGCTCCTCCACCTCCAGAGCCACCACCATTAGCACTTCCTGCACTACCTGCTGAACCCGGTCCTCCACCATTACCTCCACCTCCTAAACCATTTGCTCCTGTACCTCCAGAACCTCCACCTGTTTTAGAGCCTGCTGAACCTGGTCCTGAAGAACCAGAAGTACTATTTGTTCCTCCTCCACTACCTGCATTGTAGCCTGCTCCTCCGCCACCTCCTGCTCCTCTGTATGAGCCATAAGCTATACAGCTGCCATAAAAATAAGATGAGCAATAGCGTTCGTTTCCTGCACCACCACCACCTCCACCACCACCTGCAACTGTACCATTGTTAGTAATAGTTACAGCTCTTTGTGCATAAATAGCATGACCTCCTGCACTTCCTGCTATGCCTGCCCTATCAGCATTTATATTACCTTGCCCACCAGTGCCACCATTACCACCCATGCCAATAATAACCCCATTATTAATAATAAATATTTGGTCATCTGCATGAAAATTAGTTGGTATAGTAAGTGCATATGTTCCTGTACTAGTTGAACCTACATAGATTCCAGAGTTAATAGTAAGTGTAAGAATACTGTTACCTGCTTCGTAAGTACCTCCTCTGTTATCCCAGATATTATAGTTATGAGTATCACCAGAAATAGTTAAAGCTATCTCGACAGCTCCTCCTGCATTACCTGCAGCTTGCATCATTCTTGACCTAGTAAACATTAAGCAAATCCAGTGCCAGACTGCATTCCATACCAGTTAGTACCATCAGAATAAAATACATATATCTCTATTGCTGCAGCTGCTGTTGGTGCAGAACCACCATTCCATTTAATAGTACCTGCCCATGTAATTGAATTACCTGTAGCGTGAACAATAGTAAAAGATTTACCTGCTGCAGCTGTTGGCATAGTAATTGTCATTGTACCTGTACAAGAAAATACTGTACCTTCTGTTGATAAGTTAGGTGTAAAACTTGCTGACTTAGTTGTCTGTGTTTCAGTAATATTAGTAAATGTTTGAACACCTGTGAATGTTTGTGCATTAGTTAAGTCTAATGTAAAGGTTGTGCCACCAAGACTTAATCCTGCTCCTGCTGTGTAAGTAGTATTTGTAGGTACTGCCCAAGTCATTACGCCAGATCCGTCAGTTTGTAAAAACTCACTAGCATTTCCATCATCATTAGGAAAAGTTAATGTGTAACTAGCTCCTGCACTATGTGGTGGACTTTTTAATTTAATACCATGAGAGTTTTCAGAACAATTTAATTGTATATAACCATCTGTAACAGTTGATGTACCTTTAGCTTCTAAACTAGG